AAGAGAAGAAGTCTGAAGACGAGGACGACGAGAAGAAGTCCGAGGATGAAGACCAGGGTACCGAACCCCAGCCTGACGGCGAAGATGAGCCTGAAGACGGCAAGTCCAAGGAAGACGCGGACGACGAAAACGACTCCGGGGAGAAGGCCGTAGAAACCGACTCCAAGCACAATAAGGAGTCCGTCAAAAAGAACCGCTCCAAGGGAGTCGCTTGACTCCCGCGTAGGCTCAACTCAAAAGACCGATGACCCTCGAAGAATCCCTCAAGGCGCTGAAGTCCGCCTTCACCTCCAAGTCCGGCGAGGCCGAGGCTATGGCGAAGGAAGTCTCTGACCTGAAGGCCTCCAACAAGTCCCTCAAGGACTCTGTTGAAGCTTCGGCCAAGGCCTCCGTCAAGGCGGTCGCCGCGGTTGCCGCCGAGCGCGATGCCGCCATCGCCAAGGTCGAGGAACTGACCAAGGCGCTCGCCGCTACCGAGGAGCTGAAGAAGCAAGCTGTCTCCCAGATTGAGTCCGTCGGCAAGAAGTCCGCGGCCATCGCCGCGTCTGTCGGCGTGACCCCGGTGGAAATTTCCGCCGCTGATTCTGCCGCGACCAAGTCTCCTGAAGAAACCTGGAGCGAGTACCTCGCCATCAGCAACCCGGCCGAGAAGGTCGCGTTCTACAACAAGAACCGCGCCTCTATCGTCGCCCACCTGGGCATCAAGTAATTTTCACCAACCACTCACTCCCTAAATAATCATGGCTAACAACGTCCTCAACCAGGGCCTCGCCCCCCAGTTCGTCGCCGCGGAAACCCTCCGTACGCTCGTCCCGGTGCTTGCCCCCCTCAACAAAATCGTGACCACCGACTTCAGCGCCTATGTCGCTGAAAAGGGCCAGGTCGTCCACACTCGCTTCGCTAATAAGTTCACGGCAAGCACCTACGTCCGCGCCAACGGCTTCGTCCCTGCCGACGCTAACGCTACCGACGTCGCAATCACGCTCGACTCCCACAAGTATGTCGCCGCGGCCTTTGACGACACCGAAGTCGCCACCATCTCGCTCGACATGCTCCGCCGCGTGTTCATCGCTCCGATGGCTAACGCTACCGTCAAGTCCCTGTTCGATGGCGTTCTGGCTCAGACTACTGTCGCCAACTACGCTGGCATTGCCTACACTGGCACGAAGGCTAACTTCAACCGCGTTGCTATCGCTGGTGCCGCGACCGCGATGACCAAGGCTAACCTCCCTCTGACCGACCGCTCTATCCTGCTCTCGCCGGATGCTTTCGGCCAGCTCCTTCAGGATGCCTCCGTCGCTCAGTACCTCTCCATCGGCGACACCTCCGTCATCCGTGACGGCAAGGTCGGCCGACTGCATGGTATCGACATCTACGAATACAACGGCTTCGATGCCGCTCCTGCGGGTCAGAACCTGGCTGGTATCGCCTCTTGCCGCGAGGGCCATGTCCTCGTCACGCGCGTCCCTGCCGCTCCGACGACTGGCGGCGGCGAACAGATTACTGTTCAAGACCCCGACTCCGGCTTCGCCTTCTCCCTCCGTAGCTGGTACGATTGGACCAAGGGTCTGTCGAACATCTCGGCTTCGTGGATTACTGGTGAGTCCGTGGGCAACCCGGACGCCGCCCTCCGCGTCGTCATCACCGACCTCTAATCCAGAGGTCAGGCGTAACAAGACCCCGGGCAACCGGGGTCTTTTGTTTGGGAGGGCCATTAGACCCCTCTGGCGAGGCCGTGGCGGCTCTTTTGACTCCCGCGTAGAGGCATGGGCAGTATCCAAGACGAATGGGCCGCAGATGCCGGGCAAATCCTTAACGAGATTCCCAAGGCCGTGACTGTCCAGAAAGCTTCAGGCCTCCCGGTGTCTTTTAATGTCCTCATGACCGACCCGATGGTTCAGCAGGATTTGGAGACTGGAGGCTTCTTGGACTCCGCGGCATTTGATGTGAAGTTCCTCAAGTCTGATGTCTTGGCTCACCCCGGTGTCGTCATCTTTGGAAACCTGGTTTCCTTTAATGGAAAGCAGTACCGAATCGTAGCCATCAATGACCGTCCCCCTTCCGCCTGGGTAGTCGTCAAGGTTCAGACCAAGGTCGGCCCGGCTTGAACATGGCTATCAAGCCTTCAAAGCACGTTTCGCTTGATTCCAGCACATTGATGGCGCATTTGCATGACTATGCCAAAGTCATGGGAAAGGAGCTTGGAGAGGTCGTCCGGGAACAGGCCGGGCATTTCTGCATGGACTTGGTCAAGTATACGCGACCATTCACAAGTCCAGGCAAGGGACTGGATTCCGGTTCAAAGAAGAAGGGGGAGGACAATGTTCACAAAGCGCTCAACGTCGTCTTCCGTCCAATCAAATTGGCGACCCTCCAGCAACTATCCGACATGAGGAGTTTCGAGGTCTTCAAGATGTGGTCAAAAGAGAACTCCGGCTCCGGCTCCGCCAAGTCCCTCAAGGGACAATGGGACTCCATTCAAAAGAAGCACCCTCCCAAGAAGACAATGGCATACATCGGTAGCGACCAAGGTTCGATGGGAAAAATCCACTCCAAGCTTCGTAAGTATTCAGGCAAGGGGGGATTGATGGATTTCGCTAGGAAGTCCAAGGTACCCTTCGCTTTCGTGAAAAAGGAAAACGACATCAAGGCTTACGCGAAGCAGAAAGCCAAGGATGTCGGCTCGTTGAAGGCCGGGTACTGGTACGCGGCGCAGAAAATCCGGGCCAAGGAAATCCGCGCTCCAGCATGGATTAAACACACCATCGGCCAGCAATACGCCATCGGACAAGACCTGATTAATCAATCGATGAAGCCAGAAGCGCTGATTGGCAACCTGGTCGGCTTCCGGGCCATGCCTAGGGGACTCCTCAATGCCGCTATCAGTTATCGCCAGTACGCCATGCGGACGAAGATGGCCGCGGAGCTTAACAAGCGCAAGGTTCCGCTTTGGCTTGCAACGGCTCAAGGACTCACTACGAACACGCAACAACACTTCTGACCATGACGACCTACGGAATTCGAACCATCGCCGAACAGTCCCTCGCGGCTTGGTTCGCCACGAACGCGGGCATGCTCCCAGGCGTTCAAATCAATGTAGGCCAGACCGGGGAGATTCGCTCCATCCCCTCAGTCATCCTGTACGCGGAAGGCGCGGACTCCCATCCCAACTTCGGCGGGCGACCCCTTGGGAACTTTGAACTTTCCATCAAGATTTACATCTACTCCTCCGCCGACGACGCGCCGACCGAAATCGAGGCGCTCAATCTGCACCGGAACCGGGTCGAGAACGTCCAAGCTATCATGCAGGATTTGGCCGGATTGAAGGCCGCGTGGACTCAAGGCAAGCTTTACCATGCTTGGTTGCGTTCCGACGAGGAGGGGGTTTCCGACCGACGATACGGAAATGTCCTGACCTACACGGCGGCATGCGTCTATCCCCCGGCTTGACTCCCGCGTAGACTCAACACCAAGCGACCCCTATGGCACTCCCTCAAACTTACGGCGTTGACCACGAATACGGCCCGGTCGATGTGACCTCCTCGTTCATCACCATCCAGTCGGACAACCTGAAGGAAAACACCAATCTTCATGTCGAGGTCAAGGACTCCCAAGGTCGAATCATCACCGTCCGAAAAGACGACCTCCTGCAGAGCGTCAATTTTTCTGGTGTCCTTAAAGTCGGCGGCACTATCCCTGTCCCCGGCAACCTGGTCACCTATGGTGGTATCTCGTACATCATCGACGACATCACCAACGACGGCACCAATGAGAGCTTCCGAAAGGTAGCCATCAACGGCCGCAAGTACCAGGAAATCGCCTAATCCCTTTTCAGGGATAAACCACCAATGGAAAAGCGGTGGATTAAGGCGGCGACAATCCTGCAACCCTCAATCGAGGTTTGCGGGACTCGTCTTTTAAAGTTCAGCCTCCGTCACCGGGTCGCCCTAGAAGCAATCGACAGTCCAGTCCTCCGGCCTGGCGCTCCCATGACCGCGTCCCACCTTGTAGCCGCAGTCAAAATCCTGTCCAGCAAGACAATCGAAGAAATCGCTACCCCGGCCACGCTGAAGCAAAAATACTGGGTCAGTAGCATGGAGTTCAACCAGTCCCGGCTAATCAAGGAAATGTCGAAGCTCATTCAATACCTTGACCTCCAAGCTTCGTGGCCTCGGTTCTGGCAGGACGAAGACAACAAGAACTCCAAGGGCGATAATGGAATCCCCTGGGAACTCGCCGTCGTTGCATCATTGGTCAGGAACGGATGTACTACAGAAGAGGCTTGGACTATGCCGGAAGCGGAGGCAATCTGGATGCACATGGCTAACTGCGCTTACCAAGGTTCGGAAATCAAAATCATCACCGACCAAGAATGGGACGCGATGATGAAGCACAAGGAAAGCCTAAAAGAAAAATCCAACTAAAAGAACATGGCAGATGACGTAAAAGTAAAGTTCGGCGGGGACTTCACGGAAGTCTCTAAAGGCGCGGAGTCAGCGACCTCCAAGGCCGGGGGAGCTTTGTCTGCATGGTACAAGGACTTCACCAGGTCTACGATGGCAAGCCTTACGGCCGCGGTTGCCTTGAGCGCCTTGTTTGGCAAGCTTGTCGAGAACCTCGTGGCGACAAGCAAGTATGCAAAAGAAGTTGACGATGCTTTCAAAAGATTCGGAAAGGGCACTGGCTCAGACGAGTTCCAGAAGGTTGCCAAATACGGCAAAGAGGTAGGCGTTTCCATGGAAGCAGTAGGTCGTACGATGAACTACTTCGCCAAGGTCACAGACGCCGCATCGAAAGGGAGCGCGTCCCACCGGGCCGCTCTTATCGGATTGAAGTTCACGGAGGATGAAATCAGCTCCGGACGAATCTCCGCGATTGAGGTTCTTTCTAGAATGTCCGACGAGTACGACCGAACCGGGAACGAGGCCTTGTCCGCCCAGCGAGCCGTCCAACTCTTCGGCGTTCAAGGCGAGCAGTTGTCCGCTATTTACAAGAACGGAAAGCATAACCTGGTGGCATTCACCGAAGCGACCAAGACTATGGGCGACGCGCAGATTGAGGCTCTCGCGAAGACAGAGCGCCGAATCGAAAGATTCAAGGAAGGGATGAAGGGAGTCGGTGCTGTGATTTTGGAAAATCTCGGCGCCGCGTCCGCATGGGTTGAAGGGAAGGGAGTCGCCCAAGAGGTTTTCGCGGGGACTTACGGAGAGACAGGCGGAACGGAAGAACAGGAAGCCCGCTCTATTTCAGGTCAAATCTTCGGAGAATTAAAAGGCGACCGGGATGCAGTCACGGCCGCAATCGATAGACTCAAAGGAATTGAAACGTCCTTTTTCTCAAGCGAAAAGGAGTCCCGGACTGCGAAGCTTGCACAAGAGGGTCTTTATGCGCTCCTGAAGAAGGCCGAAGAAAAGCCAAAGGACGACAAGAAGGAAACCGGGCCTCCCTTGCTGAACAATGTCAGAGCGATGGCCGTATCTTCGCTTCAGGAGATTGGCGGCGGAGATGTCAGCTCTGTCCTGTCTGGGACTTACCAGACTTCGATGCTTGACGCGGCAACCAAGACTGCCGAGAATACGCGCAAGCTCGCCGAGGATGCCGGGAAAGCGCCACAGGCGAAACCAACTAACATCGCTAAATAATGCCCACCCCATCCACGACTAGACTCGATTACGGCAACCCTCTTGGCTGGGCCGAGTATGTAGCCGCGCCGCAAGGCTCTATCACCTGTGACGCATACGGCCTCGTCCAGTCTCAACTTGTTTTCACAGTTGATTCCGCGGACGAGCAGATTGTCAACGTCCTGAATACGGCAAGCTTTGCAAACGCTCCGTACCCTTACAACATCGGCATCGAAATGACGGCATACAAGTATGCTATCAGTTTTCAGCCAGGAGGTGTCGCGACTGTGACCATTGATTTCGTCGGAATTAAGCGCGAGTCCGGAATCACCGACTGTCAGATTACAGGTGTTTCTAACACGACGGCTCAACCGATTGAAACGCACCCGAACTTCACAGTAGTGACGGACGACACGATTGGAAATCAGTCTCCGACGCAAATCCTAGCCGGGCCTCCTTCCCAGCCATCCAGCAATCCTAACAAGCCAATCTTCATTCCTTCCGGGGATGTTTATGCGCCTTGGCGCTTTGATGGTTTCGGTCTTGCCGCCGACGGAACTCGCAACCGTAAGGCTGGCATCCGCCACTTCCTTCGACCTATGTATTCCGTCCGTGGCGTCGTCTTCTTCAACCGGGCGCAGGGATACCGGGCCGCCGCCATGACCAACGGAGTGGGACGAACCTTGTCTAACGAAGATGACATGTTCAAACTAATCACGCCTAACGACATTCTCGGTGCGCTTTCCCCTGACCTATGCTTGCTGACGGCGGCAAACGCCGAGTGCATCGGAAGTCCTGATTATTACGGCGCAATCAAGGTCACTTATGACATCATGATTGGCGGCGAGCTTGGTTGGGACTCCGACATTTACGGCCCGATGGCTTCGGCCATCTTCGGATAAAAATGGAAGACTTAGGTTTCAATGGCTCCGGGTCGCATTTCAACTCCCGGTTTGAAGCCGGAGCGCCTATCCAAGCGAAGCAACTTAACGAGCTTGCGGCTGGGGTTCAGGCAAGCTTGCCGATTCCTTATCTCGGCGAAGGGCCTAGTGTTAGCTTCACCCCTGGCGGCTCTA